CCCAGGGCTTTAAGCAAATAGCCGACAGGGTAGGCATAGTAACGGGCGCCCTGGCTAATACCGGCGTAGTATTTCCCGCGCTGTATTATGACGGCAGCGCCCCCGATAAGGTTTTTATAGACCTGTTAGCCCGAACCTACCAGGCGAACGGTAAAAAATACTGGTACCGCTTCGACCCGTCGGTAGATAATTTCGGGCTTACTCTTTTTGAAAGGGTAATACCGCCGCAAGTATGGGCCTTCCAGGTGGGAGTAAACCTTACGGCGGCCAGGTATGAAGAAAGCATAGAGGAAGCCGCTACCGTAGTTAAACTGGTTAACCGGGATACCGGTAAAGTAGTAACGAAGGTAGCTAACGAGGCCTTAAAGCAATTCGGCCACATGATACACTTCGAAGAAGTGGACAAAGACCAGGCCGCCACAATGGAAAAGAAGGCCCAGGAACTGCTTACGAAGCTGGCCCGGGTAACTACTTCGGCCAGTATCGAAGGTATAAACCCCGACCGTAAAATACCGCAGTTGTATAGCGGCGACGTAATTTACGTAGAAGAAAGCGTAACCAAATTAATAGGGGCCTACCATATTAGGAACCTTACGCAGACATTCGAAAGCGATAACCTGGTAACGATAGCCGCTGACATACAAGGGGCGCCCGATGTACCCGAAATTCAGTACGAAGACGCAGTAAAGAAGCCAGAGGCTAGCGCTAAAGCCGGTAAAGGGGTACAGGAAAATACACAGTATAACGACGCTACAAAGGCCGTTTTAGATAAATACGGCCTGTAAGGAGGGCTGGAGGTATGGGCAAAGGGCCGACTAAGGCCGTAGACCTGCTAAACAAAATACGCGGGCCACAGGGGGGCCAGGGCCTGCGTATTATAAAGGTAGTCACTACCGAACCGGCCCCCGTTACATTTGTTTTTGAAGGCAGCAATAAGCAGGCTATAGACCTGGATATATTCGAAATACCGGTAGCCTGCTACCCGCTTAAAAAGGGCGACCGGCTTTTAGTTTATCCGCTTATAGGGGAGGGTGCTAGCCAGCGCTGGGGGGCCGTAGAGAACCTTAACGGGGGCCTGGCTATGGCGACTATGCAAAGCGCTACCAGCCTTAGAATAGACGGCGTAGACGCCGTTTATGGGGCCGACTGGCTGATTATACCGCCGTACTTCGCAGTAAAACAGGCTGACAGTACAGCGACTAACGCAGTAACCGCAGCCTGGGAGCCTGACCCCGAAAAACACCCCGACGTAATACGGCCATTAAAAGCAGGGGATAGGGTAGCAGTAGCCCCGACCTGGGACGGCGGCCAGTTAAAATACGTAGTAATAAATAAGTACTAGGGGGTAATGATATGGCGACAACGGAAAACGAAAAGCGTACCCCCGTATTTAACTGGTACGTAGACCAGCGGGGAATACCTTACGGCGAATTCCTGGTAGACCCTTCGGGCCGCGTAGTGACCGCTACAGAACGGGAAGCCGTAGAACAGATAGTCATTAAGGCCCAGGCTACGGCCAGGGGCGTATATCTTATCTACGCAGACCCCGAAAACGAAGAAAATAATCATAAATACGGTAGCGACGTATTCGAAATACTACGCCAGGAGCTACCCGAAAGCGTACGTAAAAGCGAAGTAGAAAGGGCCATAAAGCAGGCTCTTATTTATGACCCCTGGATAACTGACGTAGTAGACCTGGTAGTAAGTAACCTGGGAACCGAAGAAGCTACCGCAGACTTTACAGTAAAGACTATTTTTGACCGGGACATTGAAGTAAAGGGGGCACCGTTGAATGGCTGACAGGCCGACTTTTACGCCGGTATTTGAAGAATCGGAAAGTACCATACGTGACCGTATGGTAGGCCGCGTAAGTGACGCCTGGCGTAAAGAGCCGGGCGATTTTATTTACGACGCTGTAGCCCCCAGCCCTGCGGAAGTTAAACAGCTGCAGGCAAATGAAGACTTTATATTAAAGCAGGCTTTCGCGCAATATGCCGAAGGCGAATACCTGGACAGAAAATTAGCCGAAGTAGGCCTTACCAGGATACCGGCTATAAAAACTACCCGCAGCCTTAATATAGAAGCTGACGCCGGGGTAATAATTCCAGCCGGGTATACCGTAAGTACTGTAATACTGGATGGCCAGGGCGACCCCGTAGAATTTACCGTAGATAATCAGGTAACATACGCCGTAAGCGGTACCTTAGCAGTAGCCATAACCTGTAAAACAGCGGGCGTAATTGGTAACGTACCCGACGGCAGCCAATTTATTTTAAGCCCGCCCATTGCCGGGGTAAAAACTATCACGGACGCGGGCGCCGTAAACCTGGGGGCTGATACCGAAACAGATTTAGCCGCCTGGGAGCGCTATGACTTTAAAGTAAAAAACCCTGATACCGGGGGGAATAAAAACGACTACGTACGCTGGGCCACAGAAGTAGACGGAGTAAAAAAAGCTAAAACAGTACCCCGCTGGAATGGTAACGGCACAGTAAAGGTACTGCTAATAGGTACCGATTATAAGCCCGCACTACAGGCTGTAGTAGACGAAGTACAGGAATACTTAGACCCTGGGGTACAGGGCCTGGGCGAAGGTAAAGCCCCCTGCGGGGCTGCGGTAACGGCGGCAGCTGCTGCCGACCTACCTATAGCGATAGCCGCTACCTTAACCCTTTTACCTGGGTACACCCTGGAAGGTGTTACAACGACTTTTAATACAGCGTTTGATAACTATTTAGCGGGCCTGGCCTTCGAAAATGGCCCCGACGGGAACCCGAAGCTGGTAGTATATGCCCAGGTAGGTAGCTTACTTATTAATACCGCTGGGGTATCAAACTACGTAGGGCTTACAGTAAACGGTGCAGCTGCTGACGTAGCCGTAGGCGCGGAGCAGGTAGCGACCAGGGGGGCGGTAAACTTTGTCTAATTCCGAACGTACTCAGCGCATGGTAGACAGCGCCCCCGAATACTACCAGTATTCGGCCATATATACAGCTATACAGGCGGCCCAGGCTGACGAATACGATAGCCAAGAGGCCAAAAACGCCGACCTACAGGCCCAGTTTTACATACCTACGGCTACCTGGGGGCTTAAATATTACGAAGAAGGCTTAGGAATAGCCACGATAGAAAGCGACCCGTACGACATACGTAGAAGCCGCGTACTGGCAAAATGGCGCGGCATAGGTAACTTTAGTGCTGAAATGATAAAGAGTGTAGCGGAAGCTTTTACTAACGGGGAAGTAGACGTAGCCGTAGATATACCAGCCCAGGAAGTAACCATAACCTTTATAGGCACCTACGGGGTACCGCCAAATATTAACGACTTAAAGGCTATGGTTGATAATATAATTCACGCGCACCTAGGCCTTACCTGGGTATTTAGGTATCTGTTATGGAGCGAATTGGACGCGGCAACCCTTACCTGGGCCGCATTTAACGCGCTGGGGCTTACCTGGGCCGAATTAAAAGTATGGCATAGCGCTTAATAAGGGGGTACTGATAAATGGGAGCTTTAACGCCCATTATAGGGCTGGAATTATGGGAAGAAAACGAAGTAGTACAGTTATCCGAATTTCTAGCGCAATGGAACGCCCTGGAAGCCTTTGCTGGGAAATTGGCCCAGGCCACGACCGCCGACCTTACCCTTTATGTAGACGCAGCCCTGGGCGACGATGCTAATAACGGATTAAGCGCCCTTTCAGCATTAAAGACCCTACAGACCGCCATAAACAAAATTCCGCAGATAATAAACCATACGGTGATGGTTAACGTCGCCGTTGGGACTTATGCAGAAAGCGTTTTAATAACTGGTTTTACAGGTAAAGGGAATTTTGCGGTAATTGGGGCAGCGGATACAGCTAACGCAGCTAATTATAAGGTAAATAAAATATCCGTTACCAGATGTACATGCAATATAAGTATTAATGGCGTTAAAGGAAACATTCAAAATACTGACGCTGATTTCATCGCAGTTGCTTGTGTATATGTAGCCATTAATCGTTGCATTACAGATACCACAAGCCCCTACGGTATGTCATTTAGCAGCGGCTCATATTTAGTGAGTGACTGCATAGTGTCAAATCACACTAGCGGCGGCTTAACGGGAGCAAATGCCATAGTAAGTATATTAGATACCTATGGTAGCGGTAATCTCTATGGTTTATACTTACAAAATGGTGTTGTATTTAACTATTATGACCCATCCACTCATGTTACTAAGCGCATACGTGGAACGCTGGATAATGAATCACAGTTATATGGCGGATTGGTGCTACCTAACAGAACTGGGGCTAATTTTAATGTGTATGTCCGACCTGACGGGTCCGACGATAACGACGGAAGCGCCGACGATGCAGCCCACGCCCTGTTAACTATACAGGAAGCCATTAGAAGGCTGCCGCCCAGAATTGACCATCAAATCCAAATCATTGTAGGAAATGGGACATACAGCGAAAACGTGGAGATAGCAGGTTTTATTGGAAAAGGGCAAATAGTTTTAGTTGGTAGTACGGGCGGCGTTTTGTCTGATAATCACGCAATTATTAAAGTAGCTGTAAAGCATTGTACCTGTTTAGTGGATGTAACAGGTATTAAAACAACTAAAACAAATGGCGCAGGTTTTGAAGTGTGGAACTGTGTTAGAACTAACTTTAATTACTGTAAAGATATTGCCGTGGGAAGTTACCCTGGGGTACTGGTTTATGGCAGTGTTTCCGCTGTCACAAGTTGCGAGATATCAAATAGAAGTTATGCAATACAAGCTTCTTACGGAAGCAACGTATTTAGCTACAATAATACGGGAACCGGGAACACAGTAGCCCTTCGAGCTGAAAACGGAGCAACTATTGCTAAAGGAGGAACACAGCCTGGGGGTAGTACGGCAGAACAAGTAGCCAACGGCGGCGTAATACGCTAATAGAAAGGCGGGGTAAAATTGAATGGGATAATATACCAGTTAACCGACAATAAAATAATTGCCGTAATCCCCGATGTGCTGGAAGTCACAGAAACCAGCATAAAGGGGAAAAACCACGCGGTAAGCGGCGTCGATATCACGAAGGCGGCTATAAAAGTTATTGAGCCTTACGCTGTAAACATCACGCATGAGCCAATTACCCAGGAAGTAACGGTAATTGAGGAAATCGACGGAATGCCTACCCCGGTACCGAAAACGGAAGTAATAGGCCAGCGAGAGGTTATTAAAATCATCCTGGCCCAAGGAGGCCCCGAAATAGGGGTAGACGACCCGATAGACCCGGTCACTCTGGTAGACACCCGGGCGCAGCTGCCCAAAACAAAAGACCAGGAAATAGCCGACCTAAAGGCCAGGCTACAGACTGCGGAAGCCGATAACCTTAATACAATGCTGGCTCTGGTAGAAGTTTACGAAATGATGTTAGGAGGGGCTTAAATTGGCGTATATGGCAACCGTATATTACAAGCTGATAAAGGCCGGTGAAAAAGTTATTGAAGACGTACCGGCAAATCTGCGGGACGAAGTAACCGCATTACTGGCGGCTGACAATGGTTAGCCGTTTTGTTTTGTGGCTGATTAATTTATTGGGGGGAGGTGAGCAAATGGCTTTAG